ACGCTAAGCGTGTCAGAAATGCCTAGTCATATTCACGCAAATCCAGTAGCTATTACGTATGGTGGAAATGCCGGAAACTATAGATCCATATTTGCTACTAACTCTCCATTCTGGGCTAAAGAAGACTGGAATAATGCCACATCAAAAATGGGAGGAGATGCTGCTCATAATAACATGCCTCCGTACTATGCAACGTATATGTGGCGGCGAACAGCTTAACTAACACGGTGCCACATGTATGCAACTATGTACGGCGGGAGATTATTAAAAGCTGATCCTCCACCTGTGTTGCTTGATGCACTTACTGAGTTTCGCTCAAATGCAATTCTGTTTCCATCGCCATAGCGTAAATCCCAGTCATTGTTGGTTGTTTCTCTAAAACCAACAATAACGTTATGGCTATGTGCAGGAATTTCTGCGATAGTCAGAGTATGAGTGGCTTCACCGCCAGTAGAACCCACGGCATAAAGATTCCCCGCTCCGACCAGAAAACGGTCTTTTACCTGCTCCCACGTGCCCCCGAACAGTGATGCTGGTGACGTTGCATTGTTGCTACAAAACCAACTACCTACAGGATATATAAGTTTAAAAATGTCTGTATCTCCTATAAACAGATGGTTACGGACTTTTACAGTATCTTTTCCAATCCATAGCGGCGGAATTGATCTGCTCAAAACAACAGTCTGTGTTGTTGACGCCCAATAATCTGTTACTGTGATTTTTGCTGTGAATGAGTTTGTATAAACAAGATCTGAATACGATTTGCTTACTGACCATGCTCCAGAAGCTCCGGAACTTGTAACTGCTGATATTCCGGTCCGTTCCAGAGTGATGGAGCAGGTGTTGTTTAGCTGATTCCAGTACGCTCCGGATGCTGCCAATGATCCAGCAGACCCAGTTTGAGTTGTCCTGTTAAATGTAAATGACGCTATCGTTGGATATGTGTATGTATACAGAGTCTGTGTGATTATACTTGTGTTAGTAAATCCTCTGCTGTCAGTGGCCACCAATTGATACGTGCCGGTGGCCATTCCTGTCATTGATCCTGTATATGCTCCACTTGATAGACTAAGTGTGGTTGTTACTGTCCCATTTTTAACAACAACTGATTTGATTGTTGCGCTGTCCACTGCCGCAACAGTGCCGCTCAGTGATTTTGCTGACCACTGAGTCACTGTGATAGCAGTTCCTTTTGCCTTAACCTTGGAATTTGTTTCTGTAGCTGTAAATGCACTGATTGTTGGTTTTGAAACTGCGGAATCAGCTTTGAGAGTCATTCCAACACGCTTTGTTCCAATGTTTGTACTGCCACTATATGTTACGCAGACAATCTCTCCAGCTCCTGTTGCGTCGTTAGGAATCTGTGACAATAGCGATCTAGGTGGAGTCCATGTGCAATTGTCTGTAACTCCTGATGCGATTTGTCCAGACAGATTCCCAAATGCATATGTAATTGTGTGCGTAAATGATGTTGATGCTCTATTGCAGTAGATCGTAAAATTGTCAGATCCATTAGCATATGCCGTAGATTTGTTAAGTGTCGGTTGTGACGCTCTCGCAATCGTAGGCAGTGCCCATGATCCACTGCCGCTTACTCCTGACCCATTAATATCTCCGCTTGCACTGATTCCAAATGTTTTATTGCCATCATCGTTGTGGTATATCCTAACATATCCAGATCCGCAGTCAGAGTCCTTGTATAGATGTGCATTATTTTGGCAACCAATAGACTGGCCATTAACATTAATCGTTAAATCACATCCATACCAGTTGCCTGATGATGCTGTGCTACGCAGATGTGTGTCAAATGCAATTACAGAACTGTTGCTAGATACGTCCTGCGAATCCAATCTCCAATAAATTTCGTAATACCACTGATAGCTCGTCTGTTTAACCGAGGTGTTAAAAACACCGCTTGTACTTGCCATTATTTAACATCTCCTGTCCAGAAAAATCCAGTTCCATCACTCATGCTGCCATCATTCTCAGTGTCTCTGAACAACTCTGCTCGGTGAGAACCGAAGGATAAAAAAGTTAGCACCCTTAGGTAGCTCATGAATGAGTCGTTATCGGTTATGCTCAATGCAGTAGACCCATCAGAGCGTATGATTGACATTGATTCCTCGTCAATTTTTGTCTCTTTTGTGGTCCCGTCCTTTTTAATATGCAAGCCGTAAATGTCCAACATTGCCTGCATCGTGGTTTTAAATCCTTCAAAATCTGTCTCTGATACCTTGGCGGCAATTGAATTTGACAGCTGCGTGATACTCGATTCGATTGTTGCCAACTGTTTATTAACATCTGTTTTGTTGGTAGCAACAGTGTTTTTTATCGTCTCAATATTTTTACTGTTGTTATACGACGATGTATTTGCACTGTCAGCATTTATGTTTGCAGTATTAAGTCCACTTGATAGAACTGGGTCTGTGTACGTCACAGTATCATCAGTCCAAGTTATTTTTGATCGTGTCCAATAGTACTTTCCGGCAGTGTAATCCGGAGCAGTTGTTACCCAATCACCATCCTGCTGAGTAGTATTTGACGTAGAGAGAAAGTACTCGGCCACAATCGCTTTTGTTCCAATTCCAGTGTCCCCTTTATCTCCCTGCGCCCCCTGTGCACCGGTATCTCCTTTAGCTCCTGTATCACCCTTTTCCCCTGTGGTACCAGTTGCTCCCTTTGACCCAGTTATATTTGTTGGATCAGATATACTCGATCCTGTCGCAGTTGTGGTAACTGTCCGCTCCCACATGTATTTTCCGTCTATCCATGATGGAGCTGTAGCACTCCATCCATCTGTAGGCGCTGTGGTGGAGCTATCTCCTAATGCGTACTGTACTGTTACTTCCTTGATTGCGTTATCGGCTGTATTCTTAACTTCTGATACTGTAGTTTCTATTGAACCTGTAGTAATTTGTAGCTTTGCAATTGCGCCAGTATTGTCAGTTACATTCTGAGCAATAATAGTGAGTTTCTGCGAATCTTGATCTACTGTTGTTTGAATACGTTTTATCTTTACCGACTGGTCAACTTTTGTCACCACAGAATCAGTATTCTTTATTTTAACCTCTCCTGCATATTCACCAATTGAAGAATCACCCTGATATGTATTCTTTTCCGACAGAACAATACACTTAATTGAATCATAAGTAATTGTATCTCCAAGTTGAATTCCAACAATTCCTCGTGTCTTTAATCCATCCAGGGCAAAAAATTCAGCGTCCTTATATATTGTATAAATTGCATCAATCTGAGACTGCTCCGTTATATACGAATTATTCTGAGAAACATAGATAGTCTTTCCGGTATTATCACCGGAACTTATTAAATTTACTCCGTCATCATATGCTACTCTTGTGATCTTAATCGAATCCTGACTCGTATCAAAATTCGATGCCAAAGATATATCATAATTTGTTGCTAGTAATTTTTTGAAAACAATCTTATTGTTATCATCAACATAACAGTTCATCCCTGCAAGTTCAGCAATAAAACCGATATAGTTGCGCATGATGATGGTTGTATCAATCCACTGTGATTCTGTGTTCAATACAGTATCAGTTATTCCAGTTGTATCAATCGTCACTCCCGATAGTTTTTGTATTTCTGTGATCTGATCGGCAATTTTTGGATAACTTCCTGCTACATATGTAAGCTTGCTCGCATACGCTGCATTCAAACTAATCATGCGATCATACAATGTTAGTTTAATCGTTTTTGTATACTTCTCAGGTGCTTCTTGAACTGTGTATTCTTTTACAGCAGTACCAGTATTGGATAGACAAATCAAAAAGGTGCACAATGCGCACCCCTTCAACTCATCATCATAATTCTGTAATTCCATATCTATTGACGTTGCAGTAGCATTGCCAAGTAATCTGTCAGAACTATCTGTTTCTCTATTGGACGTCAATGATATAACCCTATCTGTTATATCAGTTTGAGTTTCTCCATTTACGATAATCACTTGCATATCAATACTCCACTAGGTCTATAGACAGACCTTTTGACCATATTCCATTTGTACATGTCCATTCCCAAGACTTCTTATTGCAGTACATATTTATGGTTTTTCTTGTTTTTGTTTTAGCGTCATAAAATTGTACTGTTAACTTTGCTGGGTTCAAAGCATTTAATATAATTGACAATTCAGTCACATCAATTGTTCCATACTTCAATGTTATCTTCGATACATCATCCCTGATTCTGATTCGATCTAAAATTCCTCGCTTCACATCTCGCACAGAATCACCATCATAATCTTCTAGATTCATTGTGAAACTGATCGGAGCAGGAAGCACTGCTCCACCAACAGTTAATGCTATATCATTCCATTCCATTACAATGCCTCCTATTCTGTAATCAGTTTTCCTGTTACTATTGAACGCTGTTTTCGACGTTTATCAATGATTTTTATAATCCGATCTGTATCTTCATCAATGCCAAGGTTCTTCAATGTGTCTAGGATCTCATAAAGTACATCAGTCACAGCTGCGGTTCCATAATTTCCATTGCTGGCCATTTCAGCGGCTCTATTCGCCATCTCCTGAAGTTTATCTTCAGGAGATACAATTTCACCCTGTGTCTTGTTATCACCGACTATAGCCAGTTGTGGATTATCAGCTCCTACGTATCCTCCTTTAGCTAAGCGAGGAATTGTACCGATATTGAAACCTCTACCACCTACTGCAGGTACCCAATCCGGAATTTTAATTTTATTGATTCCTCTTATAAATGAGTTAATACCATCAATAATGGCATTAATTGGTGATTTGAAGATATAACCTATACCGCTCACAATACTAGAGAAGATATCCTTAACTCCCTGCCATGCTTTACTCCAATTTCCTGAGAACACTCCTGTAACAAATTTAATAATTCCATCGAACACATTTCTTATCATGTTCCATATTGATTTGATTGTTGAAAGAAACCCGTTCAGTATTACTCCAAAACCGCCGAAAGCCTGGCTCCAATCCGTGGTAAAGATACCATTCAAGAAATCTGCAAATCCTTGGAATATTTTCGTTATTGCGCCCCAAGCCTTATCCATATTTCCAGTAAAGATTCCTACAACAAAATCAATCAATCCTTGGAATATTTCTTTTACTGAATCGATAATAATTTTTACCGTATATCCAAATGACTCTATCTGCTTAATAACAATATTCTTAATGAAATCTACAAATGGGGATAATACATTATTCCAAATATCATTAAGAGCTCCCATTACTATTTCAATAGCTGGTTTCCATGCATTCCATATTTCAATAATTCCTTGCAATGCAATTGCCAAAACATCGACTAAAAAATTTGCTATTGGAGCAAGAACATTGTTCCATATCGCTAATAGAATCTCAGATAAGACCTGCACTGCTTTGATGAATACATTGATTAACAATTCTCCGATGGGAACAAGAACTGTAACAAATACATCAGATAGCAATGAAAATAATGGTTGAATAACAGATGCCCATAGATTTGTAAGAATGTCCATCAATGACTGTAGAGCTGTATTAACAGCAGTATTAAATGAATCTGAAGTTTGGTACAGATATACCAAAGCTGCAGTAACTGCTGCAACCGCTGCACCGATAAGTATTGCTGGTCCAAGAACAGTACCAAATACTGCGCTAAACGATGTCATCAAACCGGAGCCTTCAGAAATTCCTGCAAAGAAAACGGAGAATCCGGTTTTCAATGTTGTAATTGCTCCACCAACCTGCGTAAATATACTAACTATGGAGCTCCAATTCTTAACAATTTCAAATGCTGCAAAACCAGCGACCATTCCCGCTATTATACTTGTTATAGCATCAGCATTGCTTTGAACGAAATCTTTCAACCCATTAAACTGTTTCTTCCAAAAATCTATAAATGCTTGTACTTTTCCTTCGACATCAGAAGTATCAACGGAATCAGCATCCAGACTCAAATCTTCAGTTCCTAGATCACCTATTTCTGCTCCGCCGCTTCCACTACCGCCTGATCCAGATCCGGAACCAGATCCAGAATCATCACCGGATGTGCCTGTATCCGAACTTGTAAGTTTATTCAATGTATCAAAACCTGCAAGCTGTGCTTTCATTTCCTTTGTTGCAGCAGCAGCCTTGGTAAGATTTCCGGCAGTATTCTTTGCACCATTAGAAACTCCAGATATTGCATCATTCAATCCACTAGCTCCGGACGATGCAGAAGCAATATTGTTTGATACGTCGGCAGTCGAAGAACTTGCACCACCTCCCCATCCCATAAGTTTTGTAAAAGCTAGGAAGTATTTTCCTAATTGATTAAGCTTTGCCATTAAAAAGTTGATAACTTTAATAGCTGGAGAAAGAGCATTGATTAATCCCTGCCCAATAGTTGCCTTGAATGTCTGAAAATTCAGACTCAAAATACGAATCTGATTCGCCCATCCATTTGATGTCCTTTGAAAGTCACCGGATGCGTTCGTGAGCTGATCTGTTACAAAGGCAAGACGAAGTGATACCTTCTCCTGTTCGGACATTTCATCAGTAGTCTTTCCAAAACCATTCTGGAGAGCATATTGATCCAGAGCAGTCTGGGTCATTACAACACCGAGATCTTTAAGTGATTCCGTCTCTCCGGTAAATACAGACTTCAGCTTTGTATAAGCTTCATCCTGTGAGATGTTATAAAAAGATGCAATATCACCTGAAAGACCAGTTAACTGCTCGGCCATATCCTTTGATGCAGACTCACTGAATCCAAATGCCTCTGACATTGAGCCAAGCGTGCCCATGTACTTTTTGGCCATAGTCTCTGATAATCCATACTTAGTAGCGGCGTTAGTAGCAAATTCATTAACCTTTGCTGACATGCTAGGGAAGGTAACATCAACAACATTCTGTACTTCATTTAAATCTGATCCAAGCTGAATACAACTAGATCCAAACTTAGCAAGTGCTGTAACAGCAAGTACGCTGCTTATTATTCCACCGATTTTGCGGAATCCACCGGTCAGTGTGCTCTCGGCCTTTGATGCTACATTACTGGCTTGTTTGGTCATATCATCGGACTGAAGTTTTACATCCAACCCGATAGCACCTATAGATGTTACTGACATAATTACCCCCTTGCTAGACACTTCATTGCTTCTTCAAGCTGTGCCATCTGTGCCATATATGATTTCTGATTGATATGCTTTTCATCTTTAATCTTTCGATTAGCCCATTCACTTCTTATTCTTTTTTCTTGCGGTGTCATTGCTTTAATTCGCTCAGTATTAGTTTCTGCGCGTATTTGAACGATATTTCCCAGAGGTGTATCACCCATAAGTCCTGATACTAAGGAACAGAATTCGCTCCACTGCATTTCCGGTTCATATCTCATGCGTATTCCATATTGTTGAGTGATTGATGCATCGATTAGATCCCAATCATCAAATAAGTCATAATATGATTCGCTTCTTTCAGATTGATTCGCGAAAGGATTTTTCCATATCCTCAAATTTCTTGTCTGAAATAGCCGCCATAATTCCAATAAACAAATCCTGGTATGCAGAAAATGAGAGATCCATTTTTTCAATTTCTCTAAATGCTTTTTCTCCAAGCGTTAGACTAATTACCTTATCAATCATTTTTGCATCATTTTTTGTTTGCGCATTGTTAAGCATTTCATTGACCTTAATCACAGTATTCTTACGGTCATCCACCTTATAATCCTTTCCCTCAGCAACATGAAGGAACTTGTCTTCTACAACTAGTTTTGAACTAATATCGATTACTTTTGACATATTAAAATTAAGGGCACCTCATATCATATGATGAGATGCCCGTATCCTTTCTTTTTTTGTTTTTATGCTGCAGTTGGTTCAGTATATGTTGGTTTACCATCTGAATTAATAGTAAATTCAAGTGCTCCAACATTTGTGGAATCTCCACCCTCGGCTGATGTTACATCAACAATACAATTGAATGTCAGCTTTGCGCCAGATACCATTGTCCATTCAAAAGGGACGACCGTATCCTGCCCAGTCTTGTATGCAAGACCTGCTATGAAGTCATTACCTGCGTCACCTACATTTCTCTTACCCTTGAAATCAATCTTCAGAGACTTCGCAGTCATAAGACCGCGCTGCCATCCTTCTGTATCCATTGGTGTCCATGTCTCAATACCATTGGAGAATGAAACTGAGAATGATTCCAGATCCGCAACAGTCTTCAGATCAGTTGTTAAAGAACCAACTCCAAATTTGAAGACATTTTTAAATACTGGAAATACTCCTGTGTATGCCATATTTTATTTTTTCCTTTCATAATATATTTCAAATTCAATGACTGCTTCATAAATCCCTTTATCGTCTGTACCAACATCCTGTGGCTCAGATACGAGCATGCCAATGAAAGGCACATTCCAATCACCAATCTCCGGATGTTCTGCGTTCATAATCTTTTCAAAAAGATTATCAGATATCTGTTCAGTATCCTTGAAGTTATTTGTCCAATGAACTAGTAATGAAACCTGTTTGATGTTATAGGATGAGTTCTGCTTGCCACCCAACGCTTGGATTGGTGATCCAGATGAAGCCAACCGATATAAGCCAAGAGCCTTATCTGGTTTTTGATCAAGCTTACCGATATAGTAATTATCAAAACCAGCAATTGTCTTAAGCCAATCACGCACTTCATATAATTGCATTGTATCTGACATCAGAACCTTCCTTTCATAAATTCACCAAATCGATTCAATACCCAGCGAGCATATTTGCCCTCTGAAGTCCATGGTTCAAAATACTTCCCACCTGCATAACGATTATTCTTTGTCTGAAAGTTATATTCCGGATGGTAGTAGAGTCGCCTTGCATATGGCGTACTTGCTACAATAGTTGCTTTCCCAAATCCAAGCATAGAATCATCTACAAACAATGAATCTTGCAACGTACCAACATCAAAAGGCATCACGGCTTTATCAACAACATCTGCTTGAATAGCTTCAGCAGTATTGTTGAGAGCGTCCTGTATTTCTTTATTGATCATTGCAATGTTTCCAGAATACAAAGTAATCTTACTCAAGATCAAGCTCCGTATAGTTTACTGTGCCATCAGGATTGCGCCATTTCTGCCCGTACAAGACCTTTCTCTTACTTCCCTGGATTGTTGCTTCACCAGAAGATAGGTCATTAAATGCCGGAAGAATATCACCGGGAATAAGGCATTTTCCAGTCACCTGAACATATGTCTTTTTTTCTGTGTATACTCTTGTGGCTTTTGACTGATAGTTGCACTTTCCGTCATACATACCAGCCGTATTGGGAGCACCATCTTCGTTATAACCTTCAGCATGAATCACAAGCTCAATAGGTTCAGTACAGAACCTCTTCAGAACTAATGGTGGATATTTAGCAACCATAACCGTCTATACTCCTACAAGTAAGACCAGCACGAACAAGAATCTGATAAACATCAGCGGGAATTGCTGTGCCTTGCTCTACATGAAGATTCCATGATGAACCGAATGTCATTGAAACTCCGTTGATCGCATATTGATTCAGATAGGTTTGCAAAATATCGGAGTTTTCCGAAAGGAAGTCTGCCTGACGACAGACAACCTCTCGAATGGACTCTTTTCTACAATCAGACAAATGATCAAACTTCACTGATTCAATTCGTCCAAAGGACAGATTGTTTACATCATATGATGCTTTTCTCAGGAATTTATCGGCATCGTTTTCAGTCAGTAACGTGCCTTTGTAGGTGTCACGGTAGTATGCATAATCAACATACTGCATAGCTATCACCTCATTTCTTTTTCTTTTCTGTCTTAGAAGATTCGGCTGGTTTATCTACCGGCTTTTCCTCTGAATCCTTGTCTTTTGGAAAGACAAGTCCTACTACTTTAGCCATAAGACCTCCTTATGCTGCGTGATGTAAGTAAATGCCTGCAACCTTATTCTCGTATACATCGACAAGGCCATACTTGCGATATCCGAAGAAGTAAGCATCGGCTGTCTGATTCGCATCCGGAGCAATGATCTTCGGAGCAATATGCTTGTCATACTTCATGACAGCAGACTTCTCGACGATCATAAAGTTTATGTCCTTTGCGTCAGTTGCCTTAGCGTATCCGCCTGTTTCCTCACCGGTTGTCTTGCCGTCATTCATAGTAATCGCAGTGTAGAATCTGGACTGTGGAACATCAACAATCTTTGCGAAACGTGCCAGAACTTCGCGAGACTTTGTGGTATCCAGATCGGAAATCATTGCATGAAGTGTCGGTGTGATATACAGGAATCTGTTCTCCATCGATACCTGATCCTCATCCTGCTTTGTCACTCCGGCTCTCAGTGCCTGGATGACTGCAACACCGTCCGCAAGGGCACCGGCAACAGAAGTGATTCCCGTTTTTCCTGCCAGTGTTGCCAGTGTGAAAGCATCACCTTCCGGAGCAACCTTGGTACGTGCAAATTCTCCCATTACCTTTGGAGCAATAACATTCAGAGTTTCCTCTTCATCCATGCTGTCCAGATTGAAGCCGCGGCCTCTTTCATAGTTGAACTTTACTGTTTCCCATTTAAACTCGATATCACCCTTTGTATAGCCATCATTCCGGTCATAATCACCAAGACCATCCATTTTGAGCTTAGGAATAACGATTTCATTCGCATTTGCGCCCTCACGAGCAAGTTCCGGATCAGATTCCAGATCTGCAGTAAGTGCAGAATTCATGTAAACCTCATCCAGAAGCGTTACATACTTCTTTGCATATTCGATTGTGTTTGCCATTAAGTTTTACCCTCCTACTTTAAGCCAAACGATTTGCGGAGCTTCTCTTCTGCCGCTCCAGCTGTAGCATTCCCATCTCCACCAATCTTTGAAATTCCTGTTGATCCGTCTGATTTTGATGTTTTGAAATCCGGAAATGATTTGATTACTTCATCAATTGCCGCCTTTACGGCATCATCCTTGATTTCTCCCTTGTCATCAATCAGATTGCTTCGATCAATCAGTTTTGAAAGGTATGGAAGCTTGTCAGCACTCACCCCCTCAGCCAAAGACTGGATCTTGCTGTTGATTCGCATTCCAAGCAGTTCAGACTTAAGCCTGGTATTCTCATCTACCATCGATTTCTGCTGTTCAGCAGCGGCATTTCTTTGCGTTTCCTGCTTGGTTTTGTAATCCTTGAGAGCTTCATCCATTGCTTCTGCGGTAACGCCATGTTCTTTCAGATAACCTTTAACAACGGTATCTTCAGCCGATGCGGTACGTTTTCCAACAATGTCAGCCAGCTTCTCGTAATCAATCCCGGGATTCGTATTGGATGTCTGCTGTGCACCTGCAGGGTTTCCCTTACTGGACCCGTTCTCGTTAGCGATTGTACTGTTTGTTCCTGTGTTTTCTGATTCTGCCATTTCTTATTCCTCCTATTTTTTCGGGTGTCACCCTAGTCATTTCTGACCGCGCACCTTTTAATGCCTTGTCGCGGTTGGGCATGAAAAAACACCGCTTGACTTACGGTGCTTAACTGCTATATTGATGGTGAAGAGATAGGAAGGCCGCCATAGGTCGACGTATCTCTTTTTTTAGTTAAAATGCATTACTTTAATAATCTTTTTGTTTCTTACAACTATTAAGTCTATGCTTACGTTACATTTTATTGCAATTCTTCGTATTGCCGTTTCTGCACATTTATTTAATACATTTTCATCTAGCTTTGAAAGATCTAGAATAATTCCTCCAGGTTTTTTGTTTAAAACATTTGAAGATATTTGGTTAATTGCTTTTTCCATTAGATTGTGGACATTCTTTTGACCATTGGGTGTTTTCAATTCCCATAACTTATTCTTCCATACGTAATCTGGAGAAATACTTTTATACAAATCTTTATTTAGAGTACGAATATCTCCTCCAAAAGTATCAAATATCAGGCTCATCATATCAAGCTCAGTGCGTGATCTCCCAACTAGCAGATTTTTGTCGATTGATTTATCTCCACTTCTAGGATGTGATTCAATAAAATAATCATCTGTAATATCTTTGTAATTATCAGATTTCCACAAGTGTGAACTAAGCGAAATACTTTTGTCGTTATATTCGAGTTGCCTAACGTTCTTGTTAGCGACATCTACCTTGCTCTGCTCAAGTGATCCAGCTGCTATTCTCTTTTGTGCCTGTATCTGATTCTGTAGACTAAGATGTTCAATTTCTTGCGGGCTATTCTCCCATTTCTTTAGATAATTGCGATCATTCTTGTTTCTAGGGTCGCCATTGTCAATGTTTTGAGTACCATCCATGTAGTAAGTTGTCAGTACATGTTTGCAATTCGGATGAAACAGGCCACCTTCTATAGCTGTACTCAATAATGGAAGATGTAGCCTTGAAGCTTCTTCTGCCGTACCTCCTGAGTACACGTTGTCAATGTAAACTCTACCTTGCCAAGGAAGACACGTAGGGCTGCACATGCCATAGGATGAAACTTTGACGGTATGAACACCCAGTTCATTACGTCTTGCACCTCCAGCGTACAGCGTTGCTCTCGTAGTAGATGTTCTAAGAGACATCTTTGCATAATCTGCAATGTTCACTCTTCGGCCATTCTTATACACCACGCAATTGATTCCTCGCTTAAGGAAATCATCGCTTGCCATGTCAATGGCTTGCTTTAATGTTCCTGCTCCAGAATTGAGATATGTCTGTGAATTGAAAATGATCTTACGATAAGCATCATTGGTAGTTCTTAGCATCGCTACTTCTGCTTTCTTAAGATCACTTGTTGTTGCTTTAATCAAAGCATCCATTCTTCTTTCATTGATACCAAAGAAGTTAGAAGTGTGTTGCTGGGTAATCTGATCAATTGCTGATTGGTTGATGGCTTCAAAATCAGAAGAAAACCTTGTTTTATTATTTTTTCGATACTCCTCCAAACCTCGTAATTCCTCAGCTTGCCATCTTGACCATGTAAATCCTTCTAGGTCTTCATCAACGTTATGCTTCTCCCAGTTGCGTTTCATAGAAGAAACTAATTCAAGCTCAATCCTTCGGAATGCACGTGAAATATCGTAATCGGACATTAGCTAACTGGCATGCCAGACCCATTTTCATTTATATCTGTGGCTACATTCGGCTCCGGTACCTGCGTTGCTCCCTGGTCCTCTGATATTCGAACTACTTCCTGATCTTTCCAAGTATCATCCTTTGTCTCTCCGTACATCTCATCTAGTGCTGATCTAACAGACATAACGCCGCCTGTTTTTGCCTTTGTTACAGTCTCAATTACTGCCTCAAAAGATGGGTTGGCGTACTCACCAAAGAGGACATCGACCTGAATGTCTTGTGTTTCCGGATTATCATCATCGGTGAGAGAATCAACTGTCATCAGAGTATCAACGACAAGCTTCTGCAGCGTACTGGTAAGAGCTTCGATGATTGCGTTCCTGGTATACAACGTGACCTTCTCTTTTTCCCGCTGTGCTTCAGCATTATCAAGCTTCTTGACATCAATACCTAACGTACTTGGACTGATAATGCCCTGAAGGCATAGGTCAAGATACGTTATGTAAGACTGCAGATAATTGTCCGAAGGGATTGTAGGCTGAACAACATTGATCTGATTCGTTGCCATTTCATTCATGTTTGGAGTGACCATAATAAATCGATCATCGAATGCATTCGGCTTCAGATCTCTGCCATTTCCATCTTTAGGAATGAATGCTTCAGGAATGTACGTCTTTGACCTTCCGGATCTGACTGCATCTGCCCACTGCGAAACGACTTCATCAAAGGCATCGAAGACATTTCTTTTTTTATCGAAGATTGATTCTCCTCTTCCTCTGTACATAGACGAGTCATAGATCATGAATGGTTCAGCCATCATGTATGATCCGGGTGTTACCATTTCACCATCTGAATCCTCTGTATATCCTCCAAAAGCTATGTTCTCCAGATCTGCCGTGTCATCAATCTCTTTCAGATCTGTGAGTTCAAGATCTGTACCGGAAACTCTGAACAGTTCATACTTCACATACCCAAATCCATAATGCTCCTTGAGCATGTACTTCTTATGATCTTCGCGCTTAATTGTTTTGAAGATTACTTCCTTCAAGCGCCCTCGTTTATACTTGAAATCAACTCGATCAGCAGAATAAAACTCAATTATTGGATTCTTGGATATTTCTGTGTCATAGCTGATCTTAAAAGCACCATCCCCAAGGGACAGCGCTTCAGTCACGGCGGTCTTGATAAGCTTTTGCAGATTGTTCTCTTTCTCAATCTTTTTCCACTCATCTTCCCGCTTATCAGGTGTAACACTGTCCAAATCATGAACAATGATGTCAGTCAGTCTGCCAACCATAAGTCCCGGAAGACCGGAATGAATCTTGTGGATCGGACTGGTAGGGTTTGATCCCCAGAATGAAGCAGAATCCAACTGATCATCACGAATCTGGCCATATAAATCTTCCAGTTCTGATGACTGTCCTCTCATCCAGACACGGTTTATTCCTACATTCGTCTGAAAGTCGAAACCTTCCTTAACAGATAAGGTATGAATGTCAGCCGGTTCGATATCAAGCCATGACCTGATTGATCTTTTCATGTTTTCCATTAACCTCATTTTTCCCTCCGTGTTCCAATCTGCCCCTTAAATGGGAGCCATCCGTACTGACATGCGTTGATCGTATGATCATTGCCGTCTTCAGGTTCGTATTTGTCCTCTTTCCATGAGTAAACATTCAGCTCGTGGATGTGATTCCTACAGTGATTCAGGATCAGAAATGATCCGCTCTGTATCCATCCGAGCTGGAGATGAATACGGTCAATAATCTTGGTCTTCTTCCAAGCTCCAGTGAGCTCGTAGATACTGCCATGCTGCCGCTTGAACTTCTGCCATTCCGTAATCGTTGCCTGATCTGCTGAATCCAGAAAGATATACCTGGCGAATCCCCACTTCTCTCTGTTCCGTTCAGCAAATTCAATGATTCTTTGAACCGTATCAGACGGAGCAATCGGATTTGCTAGATCTGAATTGTTGTAGACTTCCTCGTCCAGTACGATCAGCTTGCTCATCTCTCCCGGATTCGCCGCTGTAATTCCCATGAAACTCATCGCAATCGTGTCCGGTGACTTCTGGGAATAAGCTGTATCAACTCCGATGCTGAAAGTGCTGAACTTGTTCCTGAGCTGTTTCTGGCCACGTACATCAACAAACAGATCGGAGGATGATATGACATTCATCTCGGTGAAGTTGTTGAATACAAGCCCTGTAGCACGTCCTCTAATTCCTTGTACTTTGTTCTTCCAAAGCTTCGTTCCTTTTGGAACATTACCAATGATCTGTTCCTTTTTCTCCTGAGACAGACCATAGTTGTCATCAAAATTAAAAAACCAATGCACCCAATCTTTGTGTTCTGGTTCGTTAAGTTCATTGAGAATTTCAATAGGTGTTTTTTCACTCCACTTTTTCATAGGTCTACATCGATTTATGTATTCCTTGTATACTGGTAAGCTTGGATCGTCAGGATTTAGCGTTACCATTGTGTAATCCGCTCTCATTACAGCTTCTCTAACGAAATCCATGTTTGCCGTGTTAACTTCATCGATGTATAGACAGCCATATTGGCCACCAAGTGCATCTTTCCATCTGTTGCGGTCAGAATATCCAACCACAATTACAATTTTGTCTCCGGTACTTGAATGCACTACCAAGTGAGGCATCTTATAATCTTTTGATCCATTACCGTTGTAATCAATCAGTTTGCCAAAATCATCTAGGATACCAAGGTCTTTGTTGATGATATTCTTCTCAGCCGTTCCAGTATCGTCTGCTGCCAAAATGTGAAGCTTCTTCGGAGACTGCCACACTTTGAGAATGAACTTGTATAAACCAACAGTCGTTTTGCCCGCTGCGGTTGTCCCCTCTAGCGCTTCAAAATCTGCTTTGCAGGATAGAAACGACTTGTACTTTGGCGATAGTTTAAGAACTTGATTGCTCACGATTCATCATCGCCCTGCTTAAGTTGGTCAATCACCGCATCAACCTTTGCTTGTGATGTATCTAGCGAGCCAGATACTTCAACCTTCTTCTGGAACATCCCCAGATAATCACCCAGTAGTTTCAGAGCTGTGTTCGCTCCTTTGCTGTCAAACGTGAATTCCGTTTCAGAATCGACGTAAGAATGTGATTCTGTGTCCCAAACCTTAACCGGTGTTGCCTGCATACATCTGTCCTTGACCTCAATCAGATCCTTAACGACTTTATCAACCGTAAGCTGAGCGTTGGAAGCGGCCTTTTCCTGAATTTTTCGCACATACGTGGCCACTTCAACATTTGTCAGCAATCTACCACCGCAAGTACAAGCGGAACGATCGGATTTACAGTTCTTGTATACTTCCTTGTAAGCCCTGGTGATATTCAAATCTTTACAGTACTCTTCTGCAAATTTCCTCTGTTTATTTGTCATTGAATATCATATCCTTTCATTTTCAATTCTCCATGAATCTCCTGTACCATCCGTTGTACTGCTTGCATTCTGCAGCGTTGTCGCACGAAGCTTTACGTATACACAGCATGCAAGGTGAGTTGAAATCATGTTTCTGACACATCAGCTTGAATTTCTGCCTGTCTGTTAAGTTGTGACTTTCGTCTATATCTTCATCACCATGGTTTTTCATAGTGTTGTTTTCTTTCTAGGCACCGGAGTGGGGGAGGAATTCATAAGACATATGAGTTTGCCGGTGCCATGGCATAGAAAAAGAGAGCGATCACTCGTTCTCTTGTCTAAATCCACAACTACACTGTATCACACCATGAAGCGGACAAAGCGGACACTTTTGCTATTTATATTTTTAACCTTTCCTTGTGAATTTTAGATTGCTTGATCTTGTTAACCCTTATAACACTATATTTGGTTTTCTCGGAAATCACTTTTCTATTTCTATCCATTGTCAAACTTGTTTTCAAATCAACCACAAGAATTGTTCCACTTGTAAATGAAACTTCATTATCATGTACCTTTTGCAGAAAATCCTCATCGTTTATAT